GCCGCAGGCACACTCAACCAAGGTGACACATTCACCATTGCTGGCGTGTATGCAGTGAATCCACAAAATCGTCAGGCTTATGGCAACAACAAGCTACGCAACTTTGTGGTCACTTCTACTACAGCATTGACCAATGGTAATACCTCAGTCACTGTTAGCCCTGCTTTGATTTACTCAGGTCAGTTCCAGAATGTGACTGCATCGCCAGCCGCCTCAGCAGTGGTCACACCCTTTAGCATTGGAGTCTCTGCAACTGGTACATACAGTCCACAGAATATTCTGATGCACAGGAATGCGTTCACGCTCGCGGTAGCGGATCTTGAGTTGCCAGAGGGTGTCCACTTTGCTGGTCGTGCCTCTGATAAGGAGATTGGACTCAGTATGCGCGTGGTGCGTCAGTACACAATTAACAACGATTCGATCCCCACAAGGCTTGATGTGTTGTATGGCTGGGCGCCTTTGTACCCTGAGCTGTCTTGCAGAATTGCGGCCTAACACACACTCATTCACTAATTTAAGGAGAATTCCAAATGGCAAACCCCGGACCAGCAACCACAGTCAGTAATCATCCCCAAGTGCTTGGCACAAACCAAGCCTTGCGTTTGATTGCATCTGCTCAATCAGTAAACTTGTCTCAAGCTGGTGATACAGCAATGACAGTTTTGGATGTGAGCAAATTTGTACCTGTCAGTATCCTCATCACCAATGGCCTAAACAGTAGTGGTGCAACAACCACTATTGCTACAGCTACTGTGGGTGTTTACACAGGCACTGGAGCAACTGGATCGACTGTGCTCACCACAGCCGCGCTCACCAGCAACACAGGAGGACCATACGTCACAACCTCCTCTGCAACCAATGCTTCAACTGCTATCAGTAATCCAGCAAACATGTATGTGAATGTTGGCACAACGATTGCGGCAACCTGTGACGTTTTCGTCTATGGCTACGATCTAACTTTCCTCCCATAAGGATCAGGAAAATATAAAGCCACTCTCACACAAGGGGGTGGCTTTTTTTCGTTTTAAGTTACAATTCATCAAAGGAATTAATCATGTCATCCACAACGATTACACGAGGCAATAGCCACGAAACTTTTTACATTGGCCCATCATTGACACCTGTTTCTGTAGCTTCTTACACAAGTGCTTCACAGACATTCAATATTGCTGGTTTACAAACAACTGACATTGTTCAAGCTGTAGGCTTGCAAGGTGCTCAAACTGCTGGAATTATCATTGCTGAGTGTGATGTGCTTACAGCAGGAGTTTTGACCGTGCAATTTGCTAATACGACTGCTGGTGCAGTTGTGCCTGCATCTGGTATTTATGTTTTCCAGATCACCAGAGTTGAAGGTCCATTGCCAATTAATGCAGTCTAATCATGGCTAGTTCAACAGTCCAACGCAATGCTGGTCAAACAGTTGCGTTATCAGTTACAAGCACTTCACATGCAAGTACACTAATTGATGACACAACCAATGACCAGATCAACTACACATCATTCTTGAATACAGGAGCATCACCCATTGCTGTAAAGTTTGCGAGCTTTACACCTTGTCCTCCTGCTGTATTTCCAGTAGATGGCACAACACTTGGAGACTATGTTTTGCCTGCTGGCATGACTAGCCCATTGATCCTAGCGACACCTACAACGCCTTTTTACATGACTGCTATCAGCAACAGTGGCACTGCTGGCATCTTGTATGTCACTCCTGTAGGTGACCAATCATAATTAGCCAAGGCTAAAAGGGGTGAAAATCCCCTATTTTTTTAGGGTGCAACAATGTCAAACTCGAATAACGTAGGTATTACACAGACAACGAATATATTGCCTGTTCAGGCATTGTATGACCCATTGACACTTGCTTTTATTACGTTCATTGGGCCTGCTGGGTTGCCCTTTTCGAGCGCGGCAGGCGGGGTCTCAAGCGTCCAAGTCTCTGGAGGCACTACAGGCCTAACCTACTCTGGTGGCCCAATTGTCTCAAGTGGCACAATCACCATGGCAGGCACATTGTCAGTCAGCAATGGTGGAACAGGAGCAACATCAAACACAGGTGCTTTAACTAATTTGTTGCCAACTCAAGCAGGAAATACTGGATATTTTCTAAAGACAGATGGCACTAATGTAAGTTGGGCACAAGGTGGATCAGGCTTAACAATAGCTACAGATAACACCACAAATGCTAATCTTTATGTAGCATTCACAAGTGCAACAAGTGGAGTGATCACAACTCAAAACGTCAGCACTAATCTCAAATATAACCCATCAAGCAATACTCTAACAGCAACTACATTTGTGGGTGCTTTGACAGGTAATGCCTCAACTGCAACAAGTGCAACGACTGCAACAAATATTGCTGGTGGAAGTTCTGGAGCTTTGGTTTACCAATCAGCATCAGGCACAACAACATTCTTGACAGCAGGAACTAATGGACAGTATCTTACTTTGGCATCTGGTGTGCCAAGTTGGACAAATCTTACTCCTGTCAGCTCATTCAGTGCTGGCACAACAGGACTCACACCAAGCACAGCTACAACAGGTGCTGTAACCCTTGCAGGCACGTTAAACACAGCCAATGGTGGTACAGGCAACACCACAGGCACAGCAGTTAACGTAGCCAATGCTGTGACGTTTAACAATTCAGGAACTGGTGTAGCTAGTGGCACTACATTCGATGGAAGCACAGCAAGGACTGTTTCATACAATACTTTAGGTGCTTCACCTCTGGCAGGTAGTACAAGCCTAGTGACTTTGGGCACAGTTACCACAGGAACATGGAATGCCACAGCAATTGGTGCTACTTATGGTGGTACAGGCCTAACGACTTACACCACTGGAGACACTTTATATGCTTCAGCAACAAATACGCTTTCTAAGCTAGCTGTAGGCTCAACAGGGCAGGTTTTGACTGTGGCTGGTGGAGTGCCAACGTGGGCTAATACGACTGCGGCCACAACAATCACAGATGACACCACCACAGCAAGCACACGTTATATCAACTTCACAAGTGCTACTTCAGGCAGTTTAAGCACCATTTACACAAGCTCAACCAAGCTACAGTACAACCCAAGCACAGGCACATTAACAAGCACTAATCAAGCTATTACAGGGACTTTAAGTGCAAATGGTTCAACAGGTACAGCAGGTTATGTTTTAACATCAAATGGCACAAGTCCAGCATATTGGTCTTCAGTAGGTAGTTCAAGTTCAGCAAACGCTTATGCTTGGTTTATTTCAAGATAAAGGGAAATTATGTTAATTTTAGACGCAACAACAAAATCAATAGTAGTGGCGATGTCAGGCGCGGCAAGCACTACTAACCCATCTTTCGTCAGTGCTTATTCAGATGATACAGGTACTAGCTTCACTGAAGGTTCTAGTGATGGTGCTTTAAATGGCACAACATCAGTAACTTTAGTAGCTTCACCAGCATCGTCTACTAGACGTTTAGTCAAAACTATTTACATTTCTAACACAGACACATCTGCTGTTACATTGACTATTAGTTACAACGACAATTCCACATTGCGTCAGATTGTCAAAGTCACACTTCAAGTTGGAGATACATGGTCAACTGATGGAACAACTGATAATAATGGAAATTTAAAAACTGTTATTGGAACTGTCAACTTAGCTAACGTAACAGGCACATTAGCAGTTGCAAATGGTGGTACAGGAGTAACAACTTCAACTGGAACTGGAAGTGTTGTACTAGGAACTACTCCTACTTTAACTACTCCAGTAATTACTGGTTATACAGAAACTGCTCCATCAATTGCTAACTCAAGCACAGCAGTTACTTTGTCATTGTCTTCAGGAACTGTTTTAAGCTACACGTTGACTGGTAACTGTACGTTTACCATGCCAACAGCAACATCAGGCACATCGTTTATTGTAAAACTAATCCAAGATGGAACAGGGTCTAGGACTGCTACGTTTACAGGCGTTAAATGGCCTGCAGGGACTGCTCCAACGATCACCACAACTGCAACCACAGGCTTAGACATACTTTCATTTGTATGTATTAACTCTGTTTGGTACGGCACATTCGCACAGGCGTTTGCATAATGTTTGGCGCACCTAATTTCTTCTTTAGTGGGGCTACAAAGGCCTCAAGAATAGCAATTTTTACTGGTTCAGGCTCATGGACTGCACCCGCAGGTGTGACAAGTGTTAATTACCTTGTTGTAGCTGGTGGAGGAGGTGGTGGGATGACAACTACCGCTGGTGGATACTCTGGAGCAGGTGGTGGAGGTGCTGGTGGATTTTTAACTGGATCAGGATTGAGCGTAACTTCAGGGACAACTTATTCTATTACTTTAGGCGGTGGTGGTGCTGGTGCAACATCTGGGGGTAATGGTCAGTCTGGTGGTAATTCTGTATTTAATGGGATTACATCAACAGGTGGAGGCGGTGGTGGCAATGCTGGCACAAATGCAAATAATGGTCAGTCTGGTGGTTCTGGCGGTGGCGGTTCTGGAGGTAATGCTGGTAATACAGGAGGCTCTGCATCACCATCAGGCCAAGGTAATGCTGGAGGGTCAACCACAGGAAATGTTTGGGGCGGGGCAGGTGGGGGAGGTGCAGGCGCTGCAGGCTCAGGTGGTAGTGGGCAACAATCTGGTTATGCAGGTGGCGTTGGCTTGACATCTTCTTTAATTGGCACATCAACTTACTACGCTGGTGGCGGAGGAGGTGGAGGTTTTTACTTAAATTCTGGTGGTGCTGGTGGTACAGGCGGAGGCGGTACAGGAGCGGCAGGTTCTGCGGCAGTTGCTGGATCATCAAATACAGGCGGTGGAGGTGGTGGTAATAACGGAACCTTAGGCACAGTACAAGTTGGCGCAAATGGTGGCTCAGGCATTGTCATAATCACATGGTAAAAATCTATCAACTTTATGGCATTGATACTGCCTTTCAACTACTTAGACCAAATGCTAAGTGGCAGATCAGCAACCGCACCATCACACAATGGGAAGACCCAAGACCATGCCCTACATGGGAAGAAATAGACGCAACAATGGAAAAGATTAAGGCTTTTGAAGAATCAATCGACACCATTTGGACAGACGAACAGATTAAAGAATTGGGAGGAACATAATGGCTCATTTTGCAGAATTAGATTCAAACAATGTTGTCAAACAAGTTATTGTGGTGGCTGACGCTGATACAGCAGACGCACAGGGCAACCACATGGAATCCATTGGGATTGCATTTTGCCAACGCTTAATTGGTGGCAACTGGAAACAGACCAGTTACAACACGCATGGAGGTGTTCACTCATTGGGTGGCACTCCATTTCGTAAGAATTACGCTGGCCTTGGATACATTTATGACGCTGACAGAGATGCTTTCATACCTTCCAAGCCCTACGCATCTTGGGTGTTGAATGAGACCACTTGTTTGTGGGATTCACCCGTTGCATATCCTACCGATGTAGGTACACCAGAAGCACCTAAGAGATACACATGGAATGAAGAAACTAGAACATGGGATTTAGTTGCATGAATTTTAAAATAACTTCCATTCAAACTAATGAGGAATTAATCACCCATGCTGAATTCTTTGTTTCTTTAACTGATGGCACAAATACAGTTGAGCAACAAGGAACACATGAGTTTGCCAATCCTGTGCTAAAAACACCTTTGGCAGAAGTAAAAGAGCAAAATATTATTGATTGGATAGTGGCAGAAACTACCCAAGATGGCGTAAATCTTATACAATCTAACCTAGAAAAACAGCTAGTGCAAAAGGAAAAAGCCACTTTGCCTTGGGTTTTCAACACTTTCAAACCTTTTGGGGGCTAAAGTATGGTGATGCCTATTGACATTGTAAGCAGAGCACTCAAGGACATTGGAGCACTTGAGGCTGGTGAAATTCCTACGCCAGAATCTGCCCAAGATGCTTTTGACATGCTTTTGGACATGTTAGATCAATGGTCTAACGAGAGCATGATGGTCTTTTATAAGACTGAGATTGTCTTCAATGTCACTCAAAATCAAACCCAATATTCCATAGGTCCAACTGGATCAATTCAAGCTAATTTTGTAGGCTCAATTTCTGGCAACATCCTAACTGTCACTTCTATCAATTCTGGTGCTGTATCCATGAATATGGTGCTTCAGGGCACAGGAATTACAGCAGGCACTACGATTGTGGGTTTTGGTACAGGAGCTGGTGGACAAGTCTTAGAAGCTGGTACTTATTTACTTAATATTAGTCAAACTGTTGCATCCACTACAATTGTTGGCTATTACAAACGTCCACTTACTCTGAACAGTGCTTTTGTTCGTGTCAATACGACTTCCAATGGTGTAGCAATAACAGGTGGTGGTCTAGATTACCCAGTTTCAGTGTTGAATGTTGAAGAATACGAGATGATTGGTCTTAAAACGCTCAATGGTCCTTGGCCTAAAGCAGTCTATTACCAGCCTACAGAGATATTAGGAAACATTTTCCTTTGGCCTAATCCAAGTCAGGGTGAAGTCCACTTGTTTGCTGACAACATATTCACTCGATTCACGACAATGTATGACGTTATTGCATTGCCAGAGGGCTATAACATGGCCTTGAGGTGGAATTTGGCAGAGTATTTGATGCCTATGTATGGCAAGGCTTCCCAGACTCAAATTGCAATGATCCAAAAGAATGCTTCTACTGGCAAAAGCACAGTCAAACGAACAAATATGAGACCTCCAATTTTGGCAAGGTATGACAATGTACTCACATCCACTAAGACTAGGGATGCTGGCTGGATACTCCACGGAGGCTTCATTTAAGGTTTTATGGTAACTATTAAATCATTGTTATACAGAAACAAGGACAATTTAAATGGCTAGCACAACATTCATTGATGGATCAACAGTCATACGAGCATCATGGCTCAATGATGTAAACGCAACTGTCTACAATGGCACTTTTCCTAATAACTCTATTACATTCTCAACTGCTGTGTGGGGTGGATATTCAATCACAGCACCTGCTGGCTCAACTACCACTTTTCTAAGAAACGATGGCACTTGGGCTGCACCTCCTGGTGGAGCTTCTGCTACTCTTCAACAAGTTATTCAGAATGGAAACACATCTACTAACAACGCTATGATTGGTGGAGTTGGTATAGGTAACCAGATTAATGCTCCTACTGGCTTAACAGTATATGGTATTACATCGACTGCTAATTATGTGGGTCTGCAAAATAACTTTGGTGGTAGTACTCCTTATACTGCATTGTTGTCTGGTGCTGGGTTTATTCCTTATCCTGACAATACTCTTGCTTTAGGTGCTAGTCCTTATCGTTGGGCTTCTTTGTCTGTTGGTACTGGTAACTTCAATTGGAACAACGTTAACATTTCTGCACCTACAAGTGGAACAACAACTGGGTTCTTAAGACAGGATGGTGCTTGGACTAACATCCTAACTGGTAATGCCTCTTTTGGTGGTGTAGGTATTGGTAACCAATTAAATGCTCCATCAGGTACAACTGTCTATGGTATTACTTCAACTGCCAATTATGTTGGTATCCAAAGTAATTTTGGTGGAAGTACACCTTACACAGTTCTTTTATCAGGCGCTGCTTTCTTACCTTATAGCAATGGCTCATCAAGTAATAGTGGTGTAGCTTTAGGTGCTCCTGCTTCTTTGTGGTCATCGCTTGGTGTAGCTGGTACTTTTTATTGGAGCAATGCATCAATTACAGCACCAAACACATCAACTGGTGATGCTACTAAGTTTTTAAACCAGCAAGGAAGTTGGGTTGTTCCATCAGGTACAGGTTCAGGATTGACTTCTGTTGGCTTATCAATGCCTACAGGTTTCTCAGTATCTGGAAGCCCTTTAACGTCCAATGGTACGCTTTCTGTGAGTTGGTCAGGCCTAGTGCCTACTGCCAACCTAGGAACTGGCACAGCCTCATCTAGCACTTATTTAAGGGGAGATGGCACTTGGGCTACAGTTACAGCATCCATACCTACTTTACAGCAAGTAGCAACTGCTGGTAGCACTTATTCAGGTGGAATCACCACAACTACTAACTCTACTTTTGGTGGTGTTGGAGTGGGTGTTAGCTCTACTGGCCCTGCTGGTACAACTTATGGAATTGGAGCATCAGCAAGCACAATAGGGATTGGAAACAACACTACTCAGGTGTATTTGTACAACTCCACATTTATTCCAGCCACAAACAACGCTTTGACCCTTGGATCATCAAGCTATCAATGGTCTAGTTTTTATTTGGCTAGTACGTTTAATTGGGGTAGCTATGCAATCTCTGCTCCTGCTGGCAACTCATCTACTTATTTAAGAAACGATGGATCATGGGGAACACCTACAGGAACTGTACCTAGCTTGGCTTCTGTCTGTGCTGTAGGTAACAGTTACTCAGGTGGTCTAGCCATCACAGGTGCTTCTTACTTTGGCTCTGCTAGTACGTTTTCTAATACTGTGGAGTTGTATACCCAGACAACAGCATCTTCTACAAATGCACTTGGTGCTTATGTGGCTGGATCAACTAGCAACGCAATAGCCGCAGTCGTGGCAAGCACAGGCAGTAACCTTATTTTCTTTGGCTATGGCTCACCTAGCTCAGTCACTCAAGTAGGTACAATTACAACCAATGGAACTTCGACTGTTTATGGTACATCCTCAGATCGTAGGTTAAAGTCAAATATTGCTACTCTCACATCAGGAACAGGTATTGCCAAGATCAAGGAACTGACACCTAGATCATTTACTTGGAATTCATCAAATGAAGCTGATGTCGGCTTTATTGCTGACGAGTTGCAAGCAGTCATTCCTAATGCTGTTGCAGGTGCTACAAATGCTGTTGATGAAAAGGGCAATCCACTTTATCAGTCAGTTGATAGCTCAATGACGATTGTTTACTTGGTGCAAGCAGTGCAAGAACTCATTGCAAAGGCAGGCCTATAATGGACTTTGGGTTTGTTGGCCCATCTTATACTTCTCCCTCAATCTATCAGGATGATCAGGAGTGTATAAACTTTCGTCCAGAAATTGATCCATTAAAGCAAGCTGGTCAGCGTGGGGTGGTGGCACTGTACCCCACCCCGGGTCTTACCCTATTCCTTGGCCTACCCCAAACTGCTGAAGTTCGTGGCCTAAGAACCCTCTCTGGTGGCAATTACATGGTTGCTGTCTGTGGCTCTGGCGTTTATGCCATTGACACTTCTGGCAACGTCTTTACCATGGGAAGCCTAACCACAACTACAGGGCGTGTTGGCATTTCTGACAATGGCCTTTATGTGATGATTACTGATGGCGTAAATCGCTATAGCATCTACATCAGCACTTACATTACATCCTCTTTTGTTGGCAATGTCTCAGGCTATCAGATCAACGTCACAGGATTGATTTCTGGACCTTTGGTAGTTGGTCAAACAATCACAGGTACAAATGTCCCTCCCAATACAATTATTACTTCTGTACCTACTACAGGAAATGGTCTAGGACTTTACTCAATTAATAACTACGTTAGCAATGGCAGTGTCACAGCCATTAATTTGTTAAATGCTGGTACAGGCTACACAACAGTCCCATCAGTCATTATTGCAAATCCTCCATCTGGTGGAACTACTGCTACTGTAACTTGGAATTCTATAGGTGTCGTTTCCACAACTATTACTTCTGGAGGCACAGGATACACAGTAGGAGACATCATTACAGGCTTTGGAGGGGCTTACACAATTGCTTGCCAACTCAAGGTCACAACAGTTTCTAGTGGCGTAATCACAGGTGTTTCTATTTATACTGTTGGTGCTTACACAGTAGCTCCATCTGGTGCAACGTCATTCAGTGGTGGGACTGGTAAAGGTGCATCTATTACGTTGACTTTCAGCCTAAATAACGACTATTCAATTCCCAATGGTGGATCGTTTTACACAGCAAACCCAGCCCTAAGTTTCAGTGGTGGATCAGGCACAGGTGCTTCTGCTCTAGCAAACATCTCTCCTTTAGGAAACTCAGCTACTTTAACTGCTTCTGCTTTCTCGATTTTGCCTGCTACAGATGGAGCATTTACAGGTGCTGACGTAGTTGACATTGTGGACAATATTTTTGTTTACAATCGTCCTAATACGCAACAATTTGGGTCTAGTAACTTATTGAGTCCACTATCAGCACCATTGCAGTTTTCGAGCAAGGATGGAGCACCTGACCAGCTCGTGTCCTTGGTGGTAGACCATCGTGAGATATATCTACTTGGTGAGGTGTCGAGTGAGGTGTGGGTGGATGTGGGGAGTTCGCCTTTTCCATTCCAGCGAATCCCCGGTACCTCCACACAGCATGGCATCATCGCCAAATTCTCAGTATCTCGTGTAGGCAACTCCTTTGCTTACCTAGCTAGAAATCAACGAGGCCAAGGCCAAATAGTGATGATGAATGGCTATGTGCCAACTCGCATATCTACTCACGCAGTTGAAAATACCCTTGTCAATCAAAACATTTCTGATGCAATTGCTTGGACCTATCAGCTAGAAGGCCATGAATGCTATGTTGTAACCTTTCCAAGCATTGATTTGACTTGGGTATGGGATAACACCACAAGCATGTGGCACAAATGGCTTGCTGTGGATAGCAATAATGTCTACCACAGACATCGTGGCAATTGCTGTGCTACGTTTAATGGTTTAGTCTATGTTGGAGACTACCAAAATGGCAATATTTACCAACTAGACCCTAATAACTAT